CATAACTGACGCACAGGATCTGGGCCGACGGGTCGTGCCCGAGACACCAGGCGGGAAAGGCGATCGAGGCGATTAGCGATTTTAGATGACGGGGTGGCAGGTTAATGATCAGCCGCTGGATTTTGCCCCGGGCGATTGCGCTGAGCTTGGCCGCGATCACCTCGATATGCCAGTTTGGCAGAAACGCCGTCTGCGGGTTGAGTTCACAAAAACAACGCTCGGCGAAATAACCGAGATCGGAGCGCAGGATCGCGTCGTATTCGCGCGGGGAAAGGTCTTTGATCATGCGTCCTAAAAGCCGGGGTTCTCGATTGCATGGTACTCCGGAGCCAAAAGGTCGTTCATCGCTGGTTCATCCGTTCTCGTTTCGCAAGCGCGCCTGAATGCGTCCGATGATCTCTTTGTCCGCCTCGGTGAAAGCGCCAGATTCAGCATCGCCGTCGGCCAGAGCCTCGAGCTCGCGCAACATCGCGAGGACAATCTGAGTGGCCTTCAAATCGGCCGAGGCCGATTTATTGACGAGTTGCGTGACAATGGCCTCGCGCTTGGTGATCTTTTTGCGCCGCCCGTTCTCGACGACGATGATCGACGCGTCCAGGGCCGCGCTCAACAGCGTCGCCATGTTCTTCCGTCCGCGCGGCCTTCCGGTGGGGTTGCCCGACCGTCCCTTCTGGAAACGGGTATGACGGGGCGGTTTACCATAACCCACTTCATAATCTCGCGGGGTTTCAGGCGGCATGGGCCACCTCCGCTTCGCGGGTGAGATCATCAAAACTGCGGCCGCTGACCCGGTGGAGCGCGCTCCTGCCGCTCAGTGTTTGCCATCGGCGGACAGTCGCATCGACATAGGCGGGATCCAGCTCCAACCCATGGCAGCGTCGGCCGGTGCGCTCGGCGGCAATCACTGTTGTGCCGCTGCCGAGGAAGGCGTCGAGGACGATATCGCGGCGCGCCGAGGCGTCGAGGATCGCGTCGGCGACCATTGCCACCGGTTTGACGGTTGGGTGGAGCGCTAAGAGATTGCCTTCCTCGCCGTTGCGGGCAAAGGAGTTGGCTCCGGGGTACTGCCAAACATTGCTGCGGTTGCGGCCAAATCGGCCGAGCTGGACATTATTGCGATGCCCGTCCCGGCCATGCTTGAACACAAAGACCAGCTCGTGCCGGCTGCGGTAGAGCGAGCCCATCCCGGCATTGTCCTTGACCCAGACGGCGAGATTTTTCAGCTCGTCATATGCCTCGCCACCGGCGGCCGACAGCTCCGCGACGTGGCGCCAATCGATGCAGACGTAGTGCAGCGAACCATCGATGCTGAAACCGGCGAGGTTCCGAAAAGCTCGGTAAAGAAAGCCGGCGAATTCGGTGGCGTTCATCTCGCCCGAGGCCATCGGGAACGGGCGATGGCGGATCGCGCCGAGGCCACTGGCATGGCCGTCGATCGGCACGTTGTATGGCGGGTCGGTGAAGATCATCGCGGCGCGTTCGTCTCCCATCAGCGCGGCAAAAGCGGCAGCATCGAGCGCGCTGCCGCATAAGACGCGATGGTTGCCGAGCATCCACAAATCGCCGATCTGCTCAGTGGCGGATTGGCCGGAAGTTCGGGCAGAGCATCAGCCGGATCATCGTTGGGTTGGGTCAGGTTCTTGAGTGATTCGATCCGCAGATCGATCTCGGCCATTTCGAAACCGGTGACCTCAAGGCTGAAGTCGAGACCGAGCAGCGAGAGGTCTTTGAGCTGCTGCGCCAATAGCCTGTCGTCCCACGTCGCGAGCTCCGACAGCCGGTTGTCAGCAATGGTGAAGGCGCGGAGCTGAGCCGGGCTGAGATGATCGAGGCGGACGGTCGGTACTTCGGAGTGGCCAGCCATGCGGGCGCCCGCTACCCGGCCGTTTCCAGCAACGATATTGAGCTCCGCATCGACCAGAGCTGGAACGATAAACCCGAATGTCTCAATGCTCTTTTTCAACTTACGAATTTGCTCCTTACTGTGCAGACGGGCGTTAGCCAGATCTGGCTTGAGCTCGTCGATTGGTCGGTAAACGATTTCAAGACGCTGCTTGCGAAATTCTGGTATTTTACTCATTAAACAAAGCCTCGCTTTAACGGAGATCCCGTGCGAGCTTTTGGGATCTCGCGACTGTCAATAACGCCGTTAGCGATTATCGCTTGATATACTTGGGACATCTACCGCGGAATTGCGTGGGAACTGGGAAAGTGTCCCAGCTATTTCCCAGCTATAAGTTAACGGCGATGCATCCGGGCGCCGCCCTGTCGCGCCTCTGGAGTCGCCAGCTGACGACGAACTGCGCGCATTGTCTTCTCATTGATCCCGAACACCCGACCGAATTGTTCTCGGAATAGCCGTAACAGCTCGTCTCGGATGGGTAACTTTTGGAGGTCTTCACCCCACCTTGATCGCGCCCAATCGACGAGTTTCGGCACGGGATCGCCCGTGCACTCCCATTTTTCAACTTCCGGTGAGAAATGTTGCCCGATTTGGTCTGGTACGGGAGATGGTGCACGCCTGGCCGGCCGTATCGGCTTTCCTGTCACGTGTTCGATGTAGTTGAATGCATTGATGCGAATATCGAACAGCCTGACGCGCCGGGTCCATTTGTCGATCGCATCGGACCCCCGAAGCTCGGTCCCTACGTATTCGACCGGATCCACGTTCTCGTACGGTCCGCCAAGCGTTCGCCTCGCTTTGGTCCTTACCCCCTCGGTAAGCCGTCGATTGAGCTGCTGCTCCGCCTCGAGGTAATCGGGTCGCAAGATAGCCTTTGCCACCTCGAATCGTTTGCGGGCGTCGACCCATTGCTCCGTGTCGGCATCCGCTTCCGGCTCGATCACCGGACTGCGCGCAAGTCTCCGACTGGCTTTGATTTGAAGCAAAGCTAGGTTCTCAGCGGTCAGGTTTAGCGCGAACTCGACATCATGTGTTGCCTCCAAAACGACAGCTTGCGGCACGTTTAGCCAGGGACCATCGTCGGTCATCGTACTTGCATCGTTCTCAGGCATCATTGCGAAGTGTGGTCTCGCCGACTTGCCTCTATCGATCTCGACCGACAAAGAAGTGGCGGATCCTCTTTGGCGATGCAGCAACAACGCTACATGAGATCTAGCCGCTTCAGCAAATCTCCGCTCTTATTCTCCGCTGTAGCTTGACGCAATTCTTGGCAGAGCCCGAATCGGGGCACACGTGCGTATGCGCTATAGTGCTTAATAGTGCATAACGTAAAACTCGGCGCTAAGCTGCGCAGGAGCCGGTTTCACGACCGACAGGTGCGCGATCATGCAGACGCGGGACAACAACCCGGCAATTTGATCCGCGAACGGTTGGAGAGGTGCCCAATTTGGAGATATCGGCGAACAGGTGCTCCGAGGCCGGTGTTCCTATCCGTCGCCATGAACTCGGCGTTATAGCCCTGCAAGCGGGGTCATCGCTTCATCGTGCTCCCAGGTTGGGTTTGTCGCTCAGCGAGCAGTTTACCCTGATGTGAATAGAAAACTCCGTGATGTGGAATATCAATTGGCTGTTGAGCTGTCGAGGAATTCTCTGTTTCCGCGCTAGGGAATTTATCCAGTAACTCTTTGGTTTTGCTGCCTGTGTCAAGAGATCGTCTCGCGATCCGGGTGACATTCCCTGTATTTTTCCCAGCAACCAGGGAATCGGAACTCCAGAGACCGGTTCGCTCCTGACTGCCTTCTCCAGCGGAGAGTCTGACGCGAACCTGACTCAGGTTGTGACGTCGACCGTGCGGATCCCGCGGCGATCGCCGCCTTTTCCCTAGTCAGCACCAATCTCAGCAGCACTTTCAGTAATGTTGCCGGTTGCCTCTAACTGATTTGGTCGCTGAAACGGTGCCCGACGGCTGAGCGGGCCCGCCGACCCATTCAGATCGGAGCCCCAGATGCAGAAGACCGCAAAATCGAGCAAGGCAATCCGGGCGAACAAACGAAAGGGAAAACTGAGGGCAAAGAGCGGCAGTGCCGCTCCAAAAGGCAGGGCGAAGGAGGTGATGGACCGTCAGTCGGACCGACTACCGAGGCAAACCCGCTGCGAGGG